ATGCCACGGCCCAGATCCATGAGACGTAGGCCCTGGCGTGGGTCGATCCACCGGTTTTGCATCGCTTCTTTGATCTCGGCATTGAACGAAGACTGCGATTGCGGCTTGAAGCCATCGAGATCGAGCGTGATCGTTTCCGGATCGGGCAGATCGACGCCCGTCACACTTTCAAGCAAGAACCCGAGATCGGGACGCTCGACGGGTATCCAGCGTTCCTCGTGCTCGCCGTAACCCCAACGCGCCAGAGCAAGTACCTGCTTGCCCCAGTCGAGTAGGGACGCCTTGAGCGTCTTGACCGCGTCGGCTAACTGACCGTTCTCGCTTTCCTGGAGCAGTTGCACCGCGATGCCGCTGTCCACACCGGGCGGCACTTGGCCGCGCTGGATCTCGTGGAACGAGCCGATATCGAAGATGGCGCTCTTGGCTTCGTTGATCAGTTTCCAGCGATCGTTAGATACGTGAACGGGCGGGATGCGCTGCACGATATCGCCGATCGAGCGGTTCGCGAGCGCCGACTGCATCGGGATCTTGATGTGTGCGGCACTGATATTCGTGATCTGCTCACTCAGCCCGGGCACATCGAACATCGCCCATTGGCCGACACCCGCGAGCGCTTGCTCTTCGAGCGCCAGCGACCATTGCTTGTTGATGACCTTCTGCGGATGGATCAGGTCCTCGACCGTCGGGCGTCCGTAGCCGTCGAACGGGCGGCGTTCATCGTAGATCGACACATGCGGCACGAAACCCTGCGGCAACTCGCCATCATCGATCAGTTCCTTGCCCGCCACGATGATGAGTCGGCCATTAGGCAAGAGATCGCTTGGCGCTTCCCAGTACTCGCTGAGCAGCGTCAACTCTCGGTCGGGCAACGAGCGGTTGCCGCGGCCGGCAACGAGTAGGTCATTGCCGCTGCGCATATTGCTGCGCCGGCCGACCGACTGGATCAGGTGCTCGAACTGCTTGAGTTGGGCGACGCCCTCGACCGTGTCGACGTTCTTGGCCGCCTCGCCGTATTTTTCCTTGATGACGCTGATGGGTGCCACTTCCGAGTCGACCAGCCAGCGGAACCCCTGCGCGGGTAGCAGCCCGAACGCGTCCGGGTTCATGCGCACGTTGAATATCGAGCGCACGGCGCTGTCCACGTCACCGCGCCGGTAGGTCATCGCTCGCTCGGTGTCGTCGAGCGGGTCGCCTGTCTCCTCGTCTATCAGCGGTTGGCCGTCCTCGGTGACCTGGTACTCTGCCATTTCGCCGGTCACCGGATGAGGCAGCACGACCGTCGCGGCCGTCAGGTCACCGAGCTGCGGGTTCCAGAATTGCTTGAGGAACGCCACGCCGCAGCTGAACGCGAGCCACGCGGCTTCACGTACTTTGCCGTCCATCTGAGCGCCCGACCACCGGCTGTCCACCAGGTTCGTCGCTACCGTGGCACGGTCGCGTTCCTCCGATTCGTTCGATTTTGGGATGGCACGCCAACTCAGCTCACTCGACATGAGACGCTGCATCCGCGAGCGCAGGATCGGGCGGATGTAGTTCATGGTCGTGCGGACGCGGCCCTCGGGTGCGGGTGCGTCACGCCACGTTTTCTCGCGCAGGTTCCAGTCGATCCACTGCCTGCCGTCGCTGAACAACAGGTTGTGGCTGGCGCGCTTGAAGCGGATGGTGGCGTCGGCGTCGCCGTCACGTAGTTGCTTGGCTACGTAGTCGACGACGCGCCTGGGATCGGCACCGGGCGCTGGGTACTGCTCGCCACGGGCCTGCTTCAGCGTTTGCTTCTGGGCCTGCGGTTGTGAATCCACACCAGCAAGATACCGGATGGTATGTTATCTACGTCAGTCGGCCAATTTGCCGTAATACCACAGGACTACGGCCTACAGGACTACGGTCTCTTCTGACAGGCCGCCGCTGCAATAGTACTCGATGATGGCCTCGCGCGGCCGGCGGGTAGAGCCGAGTTTGCGCGACAGACACGCCACGTGCACCTTCACGGTCGAGTAGCTGATATCGAGTTTGCGCGCCACCGCCTTGTAGCTGAGGCCGTCACGTCCCACCAATTCAACGATCTCGCGCTGGCGAGTGGATAGCGTCATTTCGCGCCGTATTGCCGTAGTATCGCTTTCTCGCCCCAGTCTTCCGACTGCCATTGGCGGATCTTCGCTTCTTCGGTCAGACGGCTGTCGGCGTCTTCCCACTGATCCACACACTCCTGTAGCGCCTTCGACAACGGCTTCAGCGGCTCGATCTCCTCGAAGCGTGGAGGCATCGTCGCGCCTTCCTTCATCACGGCGTGCGCGATCTGAGCGTGTGTGACCCGCAGCTCGTCACGTAGGTACTGGCGCTCGCCGCGGTGGATGAGCAGCGTCACCACCACGCCCAACACGATCCCGACAGCGGCGGTGACAAGGAGGGATATAGTGAGGTCCATTTTACCAGCGCAACAGCTTGTTCACCAGAAGTCCCCCCTCACTCGTTTGGGTTCTTTCGCGATCCGCGCCAGTTCATCGAATTCGTCATTCGCTTTGCGGCTCAAGTTGTCGATGTTGCTGCGCTGTAGCTCCACCGTGCGGTCTACCTTGGTCGGTGAGTATGGGCGCACGATGGCCATGTAACGCGCGCAATCCACGACGTCATCGAGTTCCTTGATCGGCGTGTCGGGCGGGCTGTTGTCTTTCTGGCGGTACTGGCGAAGCTCCCACATGAGCCTGCTCTCGTGGTACTCGACGCCAGCCACGCGCCAAGTGCTCTTGAGCGTTTTCAGGAAATATATGTGTGGAGCGCCGAGTTGGCCTGTGACCGGATGCGGATGCAGCGGATCGAGTTCCGCAGCCCTACGTATCAGTTCGATGCTCGCCTTTACGCTGCCCGCGTCTTTCTTGACCGCTTGAGCGTAGATGCCGTGGTCGGCCAGGTTGATGATCGCCTGAGCTCCGGCACCACCCGGGTCCGCGTAGATGCCCACTACGTTCCTCACGCGGCCTGCGCCGTCGAGCAACCCGTAATGGGCGAGCATCGCGTGATAGTGTTTCGCGTGGACGCGGTCGGGTACGCCTTCTAGGTAATGCTCAGCTACGAGATAGCGGTTGTCTTCGTGGTCGATGGCGGTGAGCAGCCCACCGTGTTTCTTGTTCGGGTCGCACGTCAGAAACCACGAATACGCGCGGTCGACCGGCAAGCCGTCGAGGGTGTACGCATTGTCCGCATCGTCAATGCTCAACGTAGCGAACTCGGGGAAGATCAGGCCCTCGGCGAACCCGTATTCACCGTACAATCGTGTACGCTTCTCGCCTTCGGTGATCGCTGCATCGTTCTGGATGCGCACGACACCGCCGCCCGCTACGGCTTCCGGGTTGTCCGCCATGCCCATCTGGATAAGCGTGATGTCGTTGCCGCGACGCCAGACCCGGTCGGCCACTTCATACTCGGGCCGCACGGTCGGGATGTAGAAGCTGCCATACGTGTGGCTACTCATGCCCATCAGCGGCGTGAACGCGTATACGATGATGCCGTTCGTGGTCGCCAGACGCTGCTGGGCTGACGAGTAAAGACGCGGATCTTTCGGCTCCTCGTCGAACACGATGAGGTCCACCTCGTCGCTCTCGAACGCGAGAAAGCCCTGGTCTTGGGATTTTCCCCAGACACTTCCGCCGCCTTCGGAATCGTCCCAGCGTATCACGGGCTGCGGCGTCTGGGTGTACGCGTGCGGCATGCCGTCGAATACCTCGTTGAGCAGCCGGTCCTCCCAATTGCTCTTGTACTTTTCGAACAACTGCGGGCTCACCCAGACACGCAAGGCCCGACCGGACGGGTTGCGTAGACGCCGATAAACCGGCCCTTCGCGACGCACCAACCGCGACACGATGCCAGCCGCCGCTGTGGTTTTGCCGCTCCTATTGCCACCGAGTACCACCACGACATTCGTGGCCGACGCGAGGGCAAACTGCTGTTGCGTGTGCCACGGGAACGACGCGAGCGGGCCCATGTGCTCGATCATGGAAACGATGCCGGGATCGCTCATTCTCGCGCCTGTTTCTTCACCGCACCTACCAACAACTTTTCCAGCTGGGTTACCGTCTTGATGCGGTGGATCTGACCCAGTAGATCGGCTAGGCGCTCGGGAGTCATCGCGGTCTCGGGCTGCTCCTCGAACGTGAGTGCGATCTTGTCCACACCGCCCGTGTCGGCCAACAGCTTCAGCGCCGCGATGCGATCCGTGGTACGCTCGTCCTCGTTGTCCGCCATGCCCTCCAGTATGTGTAAACGCTCCGAGAACGCCGCTCGTGCGGCCTCGCGTACCTTCGAGGCTGGACGGCCCGTTCCGCCCTTGCTTGTGCCACCGTAACGAAGTGCCCCACCGTGCTCTTGTGGGACCAGTGTGCCCACCTCTGTTTCCGTGCTTTTGCCCGTGCTTTCCTTCTTGCTCATGCCCTAACAACCTCGATGCCGCTCGCTTCCGCTTGGGCTTCGATATCCGTCTCCTCCGCAGGCTCTTGTAGCGAGATGCCGACGGACACACCCCAGCCCTGGCCGGCGTATGCGATGATCATGTCGATCGTGGGAAGGCTGGTTTCTCCATCGGTGTCGCTCAGGTATTCGTCGAGCATCTTGTGGCATTGGCGCCTGAATTGCTGGCGCACGCGCACGATTGCCTGCTCGGTTTGTTTCGTCACCATGTCGTTGTCGCTCATGCCACGTCCCCCGGTAGTTTGGCTACCATACTGATACCCCTGGATTCGGCTTCTGCCCTAGTATCGAAGTGGCCGATATGATGTTCCACCGAATCAAAACGTCTCCGTGTGGAAGGATCACGGACAAATCAATCGGCCGAGGCCTCTCGCGAGATCCTCTACCGCCGCTTCCATGCCGTCGGTGAACATGGAATCGGCCAACTCGCGTGCGGGGGTGTCTTTCTCCAGAACGTCCTCGATGATGCGCCCCACCGGACAAGTCAGTGGTTCCAGGTTGATGTGAACCAGCTCGTGAATGACGGCGTTCTCGCGATCTAAGGCAGGTGATCCGACCCACTCGCCTGTGAGGACCAGGACGGCCCAGCGACTCCGATAGTTGATGATCGCCCGACCCATGGCTTGCGTCTGATGGTCGTATCGCACGTTGAAGTCCTGGCACCAAGTGGGGATCAGATTCTCCCAACGGCTGAGGACGGGCTCTATGATCTCTCGGACATCGCTCGGGATGTCTGACTCCCACCGAATCAAAAGGCTGCTCATGCCACCGCCCGCCGGTCGTGGCCCGCGACGCTCACATGCCGGAAGTTCTGACGCCCGAGTCTAGACGCCAGCCGCTGCCAGCCCTCGGCGCCCTTGAAGCGCTCGACGAGCCCCGAGGGCGTGTGGTTGCTCGTGATGACCGTGGGGTGTCCCTCCCTGGCGTTGACGAGGTCGACCAGGATGCGGAGCGCGTCGGGTGTCGCCTTCTCCTGGCCGAGATCGTCGATGACGAGCAAGTGCGCCTCCTCCCTGCGCTCGAGGAGGGCGGCCGTGCTCCCCGTGCCGTACGTGTCCTGGATGATCGTGATGAGCCGATCCGCGCGGTCGAAGATCACGCGGCTGGGATCGATGCGCTCATCGAGCAGGACGGAGCGCACGATGGCCGCGGCGAGGTGCGTCTTGCCGGAGCCGAGTGGGCCGATGAATAGCACGCCCTGTACGAGGCCCCATTCTCCCGCTTGGATGGTCTCCTCAACGAATTGCGCCGCGGCGTCGAGTGGCTCGGACCCGCACTCGGACGTATCGAAACGCTCTCCGCGGCTCGCTTCGCCGAAGCCCTCGAGCAGCATGCAGCGGCCGTGCTTGCGCACGTTGACGCCGGCGGCGTGCATGAGCGGAAAGATGCGCTCTTCGCGTGAGAGCCCATCGGGCGCTTCCGGCTCTTGCGCCTTCTCGTCCGCCGAGCATGACTCGCAGAGAACCGGCAGCAACGGCGTCTTCTTTCCGCCGATCTCGAGACGCTGGATTGTGAGCTTGCTGCCGCACTGAGCACAGGCGACTCGCTGCTCGACGAACGTGGCGGTAGCCTCAGAGGTACGAGCCATCAATCGCTCCTTTCTTCCAGCGCTCGGGGTCGAGGACGGGCGCCTGGTCTTCGTTCTTGTGGCCGGCTTTGCTGGCTGGCTGATGGGCTTGCCTTAGGATGATGTTCATCTTGGTCCGCAGGTTCGCCGGGTCGCCTACAGGCCTCTTGTACTTCGTCTCGTCGCTCGCGCCTAGCTCGTTCAGGGCGGCTGCCAGAAGCTCAGTTCGCTTCTCGGGGGCGACACCGGATCCGTCGGGTTTCTTCCATGCGCCCGCGTCCGTTCCACCGAGCCATCCGATAAGGGTCTGGACGTACTGGTATTGCCGAGGTGGGGCGACACTTCCGGCGAGGTAGTCTCGTAGCGATCCGCGACAGCCACGAAGAATCTCGTCTTCGGATTTTTCTCGCGCGCGTTCGTCTACTACTACTACTACATCGTATCGTCTACTACTACGGTGCTGTTTGGCCTGGGCGGATCCACCCATGCCAAACGGTTTTAGAGTGGTGTATTCACCCAGGCTAAAGTTTAGGGTATGTAAGAACGCCACCCTAAGTTCTTCATAGGGTGGTGAATTTGCATAGGCCAAAAAGCGGTATTCGGGACTGTGGCCCTTCCCCGTGTTCGTTTCTCGCTCGATCCAGCCGTTCGTTTCGAGTGCTTTTACGTCCCTCCTGAGGACGTCCCAACTGCCTCCCAGGAGCCCTTCGAGAGACGCCGATGACACCTCTACGGAGGCCCCCGCAGAGGGCTCCACCGCGGTCTCGATTTCCGACAGAAATAGTCCCGCGAGCCTAGCCCTCGGAGAGAGCCGTGTGTCGGCCAAAAGGGAGAGCTGGGCTTCGGTCACAGCACTTCCTCAACCGCCACGACTTCGGCTTCGTATTCCGGAGCCGGCAGCAACCCGGCAATCCCACGCTCGCACACGACGTCCCACATGGGTTGGCCGGAAATCATCGGTTCGGGTTGAGCCGTTCGTTCCATCCGCTTCCCGATCTTTGCATC